TACTAACTTCGACCAATTCCGATTTAGTTTCATTTAAAGGAACCATATTAAGAGCATTTGCAATTTTATCTTCCATTAATCTATTTCCTGTATAACATCGGTTATTATTGTATATGGATCAGTTGGTTGAATATCATAAAAATTAACATTTGCTTCATGAATAAAGGTATTTGTTTCATTAACAATATCGGCATTGGCTAATGGATTTTGATCAGGAACAGTAAGAGTTGTATTGACCCATCTGATAACAGGTAAATTATTAGCCGCGCCAAGATTAGGTCCAAAAAACCAACCATTAACAGTAAAAGATACAACATATTGAAGATCTCTTTTATCTGCTATATGACCTTCAAATCTATCAGATTTTACTACCGAATTTAAAGTTATTATAATGTTAAAAGGATCAAAACCATCCAAAATTGCAGCATTAATACAAAGATAAGGCTGAAAATATGGAATAATTTGCTCAATAACCTTAAATGCATCTTCAGTGTTACGAGCTTTTAAATAAAGTTCAAAATATATGTCATAAGCTGTTGGAACAAATCTTACATTTTGATTATTTTGTCTTATTTTATTGAGAGGATTGACTTGTCTATTTGAATCACGTTGTACATTGATTAAATCAAATCCCATTCTTGGAAGATTTATAGCAACAGTTTTAGTAAGCTGTGGATCAGATTCGGTTTGATCAATATAGTGTTCTCCTGCTGAAAATAATATAGGCACAGTTTGGGTTTGTGTTATTGAACCATTCGCATTTGATCTTTCAATCGTAATATCTCGAAATACGAATTCAAACAATTCTATATATCTTTTTAAGGTCTGATTATAATAGTAATTTTCAAAAATTGAAATTTCTCCTAAATATAAATAATTGTGGTTAGAATTAATAGTTCGAATTATTAATCAACTTGACCTTTTTAAGGTCTGATTATAATAGTAATTTTCAAACATATTATTGCTTTCTATAAATATTATATATTTAGGAGAGATTAAAATTCCAACAAACCCATACATAGATAATTTTACATTTTCGACCGAACAAGAATTACTTTCCAATTTAATTGTAGAGAGTATTCAAATAAAAGGTTATAATTTTTATTATCTACCACGTAGACATGGAAATTTAAACGAACTTCTTTCACAAGATGATCTTTCATATTTCGATACAGCATATATTGTTGAAATGTATATTAAATCTGTTGAAGGATTTGCTGGTGAAGGTCAATATTTGTCTAAATTTGGTCTTGATATTAGAGATCGAATGACATTTACTGTTGCTAGAGCAACTTTTAATACAATTGTTGGAGCATATGAAGGAACTTTAAGACCATATGAAGGTGATCTTATATTCTTTCCAATGACAAATAAAATTTGGGAAGTTAAACAAGCAGATCCATGGGCAGATTTTTATCCAATGGGTTCTCTACCAATGTTTGATCTTATATGTGATGTATTTGAATATGATAATGAACATTTTGATACAGGAATTCCAGCTATTGATAATATTGAACAACAATATTCGACAAATGTTGAAGAGTTCTATGAAAAATACTCAAATGGTGTTATAATAGTAGATGGTAATAACAATCCAATTATAGAACCGGGCTGGAGTCCAGCAAATCAAGATCCCGAATTTGATAATTACGATGCTAATACTACAGTGACACCAATGATTAATTACACAATTAAAAATCCATTTAGTCCAACAGGAAATGTTTAATGAGACTCAATCTCACTGAAGAAAACAAAGAAGATATTATTTTATTATATTTAATGAACAATAGCATGGAAAATATATCAAATATTTACAATTGTTCATCATGGACTATAAAAAATATATTAAATAAGAATAAAGTAAATATTAAACGCCCAGGATTTTTTGGCCATACATTTAAAATTGATGAAAATATAAGAAATGAAATTGTTTTTCAATATAAAAATGGTATGTGTATAAAAGATCTTGAAAAAAAATATAATTTAACACATGAATATATTTGGAGACTGTTAAAAAACAATTCCATTATTTTTGAAACAAAAACAAAAAAAGGTGAAAATAATTATAATAAAATTATTAATGATTTGGTTAATTTATATATTAATGAAACAAAATCTATAGTAGATCTTTCTAAAATCTTTAATGTATCGGTAGGAACTATTCATCGTTATCTTAAAAAGGCTAATATTGAATTGCGTTCTATTGGTTATTCTAAAACACCACATAATAAAATAAGCTTAAAAAATCTTTTAGATTATGATTGGATGTATAATAAAATAATAATTGAAAAATTGACATGTAATGAAATTGCTTCATTATTTAATGTGGCTGATTCTATGATATCAAAATACGCGAAATTATTAAAAATTAATATACCTCACAAATGGCAATCTAAAACTGAAAGAAAAATTATTGATTGGATAAAAACAATTTATGATGGTGAGATTATATCTAGTTATCGTAAATTAAAAAATAAAGAGTTGGATGTTTATATTCCAGAATTTAAATTAGCAATTGAATATAATGGAATTTATTGGCATTCGGAAAAATATTTAGGTAATAAAAAAGCCAAATATCGTCACATAAACAAAACAGAATTATGTGATAAAAATGATGTTTTATTGTTACAAATAAATTCTAATGAATGGGAAAATGAAATTAAACGAAATATTTGGAAATCTATAATAAAAAATAAAATAGGATTTACAAAAAATAAATATTATGCCCGCAAATTAATCATAAAAGAAGTATTATCTATTGAATCGAAAGAATTTTTAGAACATAATCATCTTCAAGGTAATGTGCCAGCATCTATTCGTTATGGTTTATATAACAATAATGAATTAATTATGTTAGCTACTTTTGGTAAAAGTAGATTTATTAAAGGAAAATATGAATTATATAGATTGAGTACTAAACTTGAAACACAAGTTTGTGGTGGGGCGAGTAAATTGATTAAACATTTTTTAAAAAATTATAATGATAAACCATTAATTAGTTATTGTGATCGTAGATATAGTAATGGTAAAATTTATGAAACATTAAATTTTAAAAAATTACGTGAAACAACACCAAATTACAAGTATGTTAAAAAAAATAAATTATATTCAAGAAATCAATTTCAAAAACATCTGCTCAAAGATAAATTAGAAATATTTAATGAAACCTTAAGTGAATCACAAAATATGATTAATAATGGTTATTATCGAATTTGGGATTCGGGTAATTTTGTATATGAATTATCCGATTTGCATTCCAAGAGGTTCTGAATAATCATGAATCATTTTTTCTTCTAATTCATTAATTTTTTCTTCAGCTTCGTTCCAGATTTGTTGACCATTAATATAAGTACCTCCAGGAAGTTGCATTTGACCATATTTTTTAAGAACTTCTCCATAATCTCTTTTCATAAGTTGTGTACCATATTGTAATAACCAACGATCTTTCCAAACTGTTGGATAATATTCAGGATCAACAATTTTAAATGCTTCAACCAGAATATAATTTCCAATAGTGACTGCACTCCAATCCATATCAACCCATAAAATATTACTTTTACGATTATATCTGATTGGTTTTTGACCAACTAATATTTGTTCGAGAAATTCTAAATGTTGCATTGCCATGTAATATGGAACCATGCTTTGCGACGTTAATGTATAAATGTCATTAAGAGCAATTTGATAACGAAGATCGAATATATTAGCTATATTGGAAATACCATTAAAATCAAATATTCTAACGGCTCCTATAATATTATCAGGAAGTTTAAATCCCTGACGATTCATGTCATCTTGTGTAATTTGATGTTTATAATAAATTTTTTCCGTACCATCAAAATGATAATCCCAAAAATATCTTAGAGCAGCATCTGTACAATCATCAATCATATCTTGAGTTAAATTTATTTGAAGAATTCCTGCGCCCAGGCGTCTTAAACAGTACTGTTGGTATTGATCTCTAGATTCTGGAGCACTAGTTGACATTAATTATTCCTTTTGTTTATTTATATGAGTTGACAACATTCATATAATTTGGATAATTTTTAATGTTTTGGAGCAACTTTAGGATTGTTTAATTTATCCAATGCATCACAAGAAGATTGTATCTTTTTAAAACATTCGAAATATAATTTATTCCAATGGAGTTGTTTATCACATTTTTCTCCCCACATCCAATAAGTCATTGCCATATTAGATATATCAGCAGCTTCCCAAGTTTTTAGAACTGCATCAGATGGGATATTACTTGGTCTTGGCCCACATTGGAATTGTGAATCATTTAATACTAATGATGTTTGATCGGATATTGTAGCAATAGGTTTTGGACAAGATGTTGTTCCACATCCAACCAATAACATACACATAATTCCAATTAATATATTTTTCATGGGGTAGCTCCATATTCTGAATTTTGAAAAGCTCTAAACAAATCAAATCTTGTAGTTAATCCTTTATCATCGAATGGATGACACGTTTCAGGAGCTATAGGGACA